AGTACAAGTGTGTGAACTTCGGAAAGAACGTGTGGTTCCGGTATGTCGGGCACGTCTGGGTTGAGCTGGATCGCGGTGTCCAACTTCAGCAGGAGCTGTCGGTAACAATCTGGAAGCTGTACATTCAGCGTGCGGGATACTACGGCCAGAAACTGGTGGACGGCGAGGCGTGCCAGGCCAAGGATCCGAACGCGTGCGGGTGCTCGTACTGTACTGACACCATCATGCAGCAGCAGCTGTTCAAAGTTGCTATTCTACTGAAGAAGACGGCGTTCAAGTCGAATGTGATGAAGGAGTGCCAGGAGTTGTTCTTGGACGAGCAGTTCACGAAGAAGATCGATGAGAACCGTACACTCCTGGCGTGTGCGAATGGGGTGTTTGATATGGACAAGTGCGAGTTCCGTCCGGGTCGGCAGGAGGACTACGTATCGTTCTCCACAAACAACGAGTATGACGTCGGACGGTCGTACAAGGAGTTCCGGGAATGGAAGGAGATTGACGACTTCTTGCACAAGATCTTCCCGATCAAGCGGGTTCGTGATTACCAGGTTCGGCACTTGGCAAGGTGTCTGAACGGTCTGGGTAACCAGAAGTTTCATACGTGGACGGGTGTGGGCTCCAACGGCAAGTCTATGCTCATCTGTCTGATGGAGTCAGCACTGGGAGATTATGCGTGCAAGGTCCCGATCTCGTTGCTGACACAGGCTCGTGGCAAGTCAGGGGCAGCCTCTCCTGAGGTGGTGCGACTGAAGGGCCGGCGGTTCGTGACGATGCAGGAGCCTGACGAGTCGGTTCCCCTCAACACGGGGTACATGAAGGAGTTGACGTCGTCCGAAAAAATCATTACTCGCGACCTGTATGCTGGTTCCAAGTCGATGATTGAGTTCGAGTTGCAGGCAAAGCTGCACCTGGCCTGTAACGACAAGCCGAAGATCAATACGAACGACCAGGGTACTTGGCGTCGTTTCGTGGTGATCAACTTCATCTCCAAGTTCGTCCAGGATCCCAAGGGTCCGAACGATTACAAGATGGATATGTCGATTGAACGGAAGGTCAAGTCGGAGGAGTGGGGCAAGTGTTTCCTGGCGTTTCTGATTCAGACGTACATCCAGCATGCAGGCGAGGATCTGGTTCCTCCGGCAGAGATTCTGGAGTACACGAACGAGTATCGCGAGGAGAGCAATGCGATCATGCGGTTCATCAACGAGTATACTCGCCCGGCAGCCGAGGGCGAGGAAGTGGTACCGGTGCGGAAGCCGACATTGACCGACAAGTTCAAGCAGTGGTGGGAGACAAATCGTGGTACTCGGGACTGGAGTATCCAAGGCATGCTCAAGGAGATTGAGACAAAGTATGGCAAGTATACGTACGGTGGCTGGACGACGTTCCAGCTACGCAATGATGTCGATTGAGTTTAGTGCTTGCGGCTACGGTGGCGACGACCTCCCTTGCGGGTCTGCATGGGGGCAAAGGACATCTTCTCGTCCTCATCGCCACCCTTTTTGGACTTGGTCTTACGGCGGCGGCGAGGCTCAGAGGAGGCTGGTGTGGGGGGGCGAACCATCGGGCGAGGCCGGAGAAGATACGCACCCCCCTTCTTCGTGTGCCGGCGACCTCCACCGAGTCCGAGCTTGCGGAGAGTCTTCTTCACGAGTCCGGAGATAACGTTCGACATTTTTGGTTTATTTAACGGCGAGAATGCTTTTTACCGCGACGGGTACGACGACCCTTGCCCGTCGGCTTGCGGACCTGGGTGGGAGGGAAATCGTACTTGGGCCCTGTAGCTACATACCGGATGTCTGCGTCCGTCAACTTAATATCTTCCATTGGGGTCAGCCCGCCCTTGCGGGAACGGCGGTGACGACGACCAGCCTTCTTTGTACCCTTGCGTCCGCGACGACGACGGCCTCCAGGCTGGACAGATGACTGCTCGGCAACCGCAGTGGTGGGGGCGGCGGTGGGGGCTGGAGCCGGAGCCGGGGCGGCGGTGGATCCTGTTCCGAAGAAATCGGGCAGCTTCGGCAGGCTGAACGAGGGGAACGAGGAGAAGAACGACTTGGGCTTCTCGGGGACGGCCGTGTAGGCAGTGGAAGGATTCTGCGAAGCCATGATATATTACATTCAAACGAGAAAAGATAAGAGTGTAGAGTAATGGATACTCGTGCCTGGGGCCCGAGTGGGTGGCAGATGTTACATCTGATTGCCCATTACGAAGGCGATAAAGCGAAGTACTTTTTCCCGAATCTGAAAGATATCCTGCCCTGCAAGTTCTGCCGCGAGAGCACTGCAAGGTTTCTCGAAGAAATGCCCCCGAAATCTCCCGCCGATCGGTGGCTCTACGACTTCCATAACCGCGTGAACAAGAAGTTGCGGGACCAGTGCAAGGAAGATCCTCGTGTGATTTGCCCCCCTCCTGATCCGTCGTTTGAAAAGGTATCTGCTCACTACGAATCACTACTGGAAAAGGAACCAGACGCACCTCCCGGAATGGACTTCCTGTTTTGCATCGCGTACAATTACACGTCAGAGAAGGAGAGTATTTACCGCCACTTCTTTGCTATGCTTGCGAAACACTACCCCTACGACTCCCTCCGCAAGATTTTCCAGGGACACACCTTCCATTACGGAAACAAGCGGGCAGTCATGAAGAGCGTGTATACCCTCATGAAAAAATTGACAGAGGCCACAGGATCAGAGAAGATCCTGCCCTCATTTGCTGGGGTCTACCAGCGATACGGATACTATGCGAGCTCCTGTAACCGGGGAAAGACGTGCCGCAACGGCAAGAAGAAGCGGGACCACCGCAAGACTTACCGGGTCACGCACGCTCGTCTAATTCACTGACCTTGGCGACGAGGCACGATATCATCAAAGCTCCAAGCATGATAGTGGCTCTTGTATCCCTTGTTCACAACAAGCTCCCCGATCTCTTCATATCGTCCATCTTCAAACATCATTTCTACATCGTCCGCCGTCTCCCACCCCCCCTCCTGAATAAGGTGGCTCATCCGATGCCAAATATTATGCAGTGACACATCCTCAATGACCTTGCGGGTATGATTCACCAGGACGTAACGCCAGCCCATCTTATTTATCTTAGTTCTTACACGTCTTTCTAAACCACGCACGAGCTTTGGCGGTCTTTTTGGCTTTCTGGACAAGGTCGGCATCGGTCGTATAATGTGTCTTGCCGCACGTCAGCATACTGGCGGCACGAGCATACCCCCACTGCTGCTGCGTCGCCCCTGGACGATGTCCCGTTCGCCACGCCGCCATTCCCCGGTTGTAGGATGCCCGCACTATGGGTAGAGGCACGCCCGTGGCTTTGGAGTACGCCTGGAGGCCGTGGGCATTAGGGAACTGCTTCTTCCATTCGCGAACATACTTAGATGTCCGTGTTTTCACACCCTTGTCGGTCTTGAACGGAACATATGCCTTAGGATCTTTCCACGACATCTTGCGACGACGAGTGGCTGTGCTTTTACGTTGTTTGTTCTGTTTTCGGGTAAGCCCGCTGAAATATCGGGCGGGCCAGTACATTATTTCATGGTCGAGACCAATTTCTCCAGTGCTGCCCGGCACGCATTCTGCTCCGCCTGTTTCTTGGTCGTGCAATTCCCCGTCCCCAGAATCTCGCCGTCGGGTTTGCACACGGCCATCGTGAACCCCGCGGTCCCGTCCTGGATCATCTTGTAGATCGGGGTAAATCCCATCTTCTGCTGGCAGAACTTCTGCATCCTGTCCTTGTAATTATCGTCTTCACGCAGCATCAGGGGAATATCTAGATGCGTCTCGATCATGTTGATGATGAAATCATTGACTATCTGGAAATTCATCCCTGAATCAATCCAGAGAGCAGCAATAAAGGCTTCCAGAACATCGCCGAGCTTCTCGATATTCTGACGGCCGTGGGCGGGCACCATTTCTTCCACGTGCTTGGAGACCACAAAGAAGTTGTCAAGACGGAGCTTGTCCCTGGCCAGCGTCCCGAGCGTCTTGTTCCGCACAATCAGTTTGCGGGTATTGGTCAGAAACCCGGGAGCCTCGCCGGGGAACCGTTCACAAAGGTAATTGGCGACTACCGCACCGAGCAAGGAATCACCACGGAACTCCAGTTGTTCGTACGATTCGTCCTGGAGGTCCATCACACCAGGAGGACAAGGGCCCAGAACACTTGGCTCGCCGGTGAGGGTCGTGTACTCCGATCGACGGACGTAGGTAGAATGAATCATAGCCTTCTGGAAGATCGCGAGGTTCTTCACCTTGTATCCTGGAATGCAGAGGATGCGGTTTACATCGTCTGCAGTCAAGGGGCGGTTCTTAGGGTTGTAGGGAAAGTATTCAATCACGGCGGCCATCTGGTAGTTTGTATATATATGGCGGGTATACGAAAATCTGTTACACGGATTTCTTCTCTTTTCTACAATCATAGCAACGCTGGCGAAACTTATCCTGTCCCTCCCCGCCATTCGGCGTCGTCTCGACCTCTGGACATCGTGCCTGCCATCCATTCGTCCACACTATGCTGTGAAGTGTAATAATCTAGAGGCAGTACTGGGGGAACTGCATCGGGGAGGGGCAGGATTTGATTGTGCTTCGGCGGATGAAGTGCATCGTGTTCTCGCCATCGGAGCCAAGCCAAGCGACACGATTTATGCAAATCCGTGTAAGTCGCGTGAAGAAATGTTTAAAGTCAAGCAACACGCCATTCCATACATGACCTTTGACAGCAAGACAGAGGGAATCAAGATCAAAGAGGATCAACCGGGAACCAAACCGATTCTTCGTATTTTTGTGGACGACAAAGGAGGTGCCCGCATTCCCCTGAACAGCAAGTTTGGGTTTCACCTGAAAAATATCCACGAACTCTGCGATCGTGAGCCCCGGTTTCATACGTATGGTCTCGCATTTCACGTAGGAAGCGACTGCACGTCTCTGGCCGCTTACCAGTCGGCCATTGAGACGGTGAAAGGCTTCCTTGATGTATTCAGACACTCACCTGCAGCGTTCACCCCCGAACTTCTGGATATCGGCGGAGGATTCTCAGGGTCGACCTCAAACGACGAGTTCTTTAAGCATCAGCTGGCACCCTATATCCGCGAACAGGTGAAGACCCTGCCGTTCAAGCGTGTCATTGCCGAGCCGGGCCGGTTCTTTGCGGAGGAAAGCTGTACGCTCCAGGTTCCGGTGATTGGCAAGAAACGCTTGCCCAACGGTAAACAATGCATAACGGTCAACGAATCTGTCTATGGCCTATTCTCCGGGGTCTTATTCGATGGCTTCAAACCCACATTTAACTGTATCACACGCAAACCGTGGGCAAGCTGTGAACAGTTCACAATCTTTGGACGCACATGTGATTCAGCGGACAAGATAGCAGAAGATGTGTGGTTGCCGAGCGATATCGACGATTCAGACATCCTTGAAGTGAAAAACATTGGAGCATATTCTTGGGTCACAGCCTCGACCTTCAACGGGTTTCCACTGCCGCCCGTAGAGGTTATACCAGGGTCTTCTTCGTGAGCCGGCGGGGCAGGGGCTTCTTGCCTCCACGCTTCTTAGCAAAGTAGTGGGCAAGCGTCAGAGCAGATCCGGCAACAATCGCATCGTCAATAAGGCCAGCACCTCCACGCTTCGCAGTCCGGCGGCGGCGGCCGCCCATCGGGGCCTTGCGTCCGTACTTATCAGCAGCATACGACGTGCCCACTGCAAGGAGGGCATCGTCAACCATACCCACACCACCACGCCGGTGTGTCCGGCGGCGTCCACCCAGCGACTTCTTGCGTCCGTACTTATCAGCAGCATACGACGTACCCACAGCAAAGAGGGCGTCATCGACCATACCCACACCGCCCTTCCTGGTGTGGCGGTGACGACGACGGCCACCTCCAGTGCATCCGCATCCACCGCCCGCAGTCGCGGCAGGGTAGGGTCCATTAGGGGCAGTATCTGTAGCAAACTTCTCCATTATTACTTACCCCCCATTTTTTGTAGGACGATCGGGTGCCTCATGATTTCTTCTTCTGACAACCCAAGAATATCGTGGTACTTTGGCTGAACCCAGCGAGACAGGGCACTTAACGCAAGGTGGTACGTCAGAGTGTCAATATCTGTATTGTTCGCAATAGGAACTCCCTCTGCATCCCACCGTTTCCAGAACCGGCTCACAATAGGCCGAAACAACTCTTCGATCATACCAGGGTACGCGTCTGTCTGTTCACGGACGATCAAATTGCAAAAAGGACAACGGTCAGCATACAGCTGGCAGTAAGGAACATGACGCGAATGACTGCTCATAAGATTATTCATTCGTGAGGCTGTAAATTTCCGCACAGAACTCGGCGAAGTGGAGTGTTTTGTACTTCTTATAATCCGCTCGCAGTAAGTCCATTTTACAAAGGGCTTCCTCCAATTCTAAAAAGAGATCACGCAGTTCCTCTTCATGGGAGGATGTGTGCACCCACTCGCCCACCCTCTCCATCAGTACCTCCTTCGCCGTCATTGTTATCTACTGCCATCAAACGCTTAAACGCAAACTCCTTCGAGATCATATCCTGCTTCTTACGCTCAACAATCCAGCGAAACAGGTCAGAGATAGGACCGGTGTAGCTGCTAAGAAGATCCTTGAGCTCCTTCTGCGACAGAGACCACGGTTTACTCCACGTCTCGGGACGCTGGATCTTGATGTACGAGCCGTCATCCTGAATCTCGAGCTTGTGGAGGTTCTGGAAATTGGCACGACGCAGGATATCGCTCATCTCGTTCTCCACAAACTTCTTGTCCTCGCGGAGCTTGTAGACTTTGGCATTGAGCTCCTTCAGTTCATCATCGAGATTGCGGTACTTACGCACGGCACGGACAAGGTCACGCTGATCCATCCTGGGTATGCCTTTTCCTAGCTGTATAGTTTCTTATCCGTTTTGAATAATGGACCCACGGGAAGTGGAGAAGCTGCGTCTAGCTTACAATAAGGAACACCCTCGTGAAAAACCAGTCAAGGCCGGGGATGATATGTGGCAGGAAATCACTCGGCGGATGAAGGATGCGTGCAAGGCGGGAACCCCAGAATGTATTGTCCACGCTCTGGTCAAAAAACCTGTGGCCCCCGACAGCTGGGCGTCGAACGGAACCGAGTGGCTGTCGTCCGACGACATTGACGTATCGCAGAAGGAATACATGAAACTGATCCCCGATTACTACTACACGGGTTCGGTCCCCATTGATTTCGATCTTCACAACGAAACGGGAAAGTGTCTAGTGTCTTCTCTGTGCAGTATGAAGATTTCCGAGCTTCACAAGAAGGGGTACCGCCGTGTAGGTATTGTGTTTAACACAGACCCCAGCGACGGACCGGGGGAGCACTGGATCGCGGCATTCTGCGATTTCCGCGACCATCTGAAACATCCGCGGATGACGTATTTTGACTCGTATGCCCAGAAACCCGAGAAGGAGGTATCCCGCCTGATGCAGCGGTGGAAGGAACAGCTAGACGATTTGAAAAAGTTCCCGGAGCCTACCGTTCTCTCGTACAACGCCCTGCGGCACCAGTACAAGGACGCCCAGTGCGGAATGTACTGCATATACTTCCTCCATTGCTGCCTCTTTGAAATCCCGATGGACGAACAGGTTCCAGATGATGTAGTGATGATGATGCGTCCTCTGTTTTTCAAATATAAACAACATCGTAGTAAGAAATAATATGGACACCACTCAGTTATTATGGGTCATTGTATGCATTTCGGTTGCATTCCTTGGTGTAGGACTAGCAATTGGAGCCTACGTTCGTATGAGCAACATCCCCCCTCCTGATGCATCGGTCACTCAGGCTCTCACGGTATACTCTGAACTCACAAAAGCCGAGCCACTCGGGTGCCCGAACAAAAATACGCTGGGAGATTACTACGTGTCCAGTAGCGGGTACACTATCATTCCCGGAAACACGATCAACACGTACATTGTGACCGACGCTATAACCAAGGTTGTCAAGGGCGGTGCTCGTGTCATTGAGTTGGACGTCTACGCCGTCGACAAGAAGCCAGTTGTTGGTCTGGCCGATGCGAAGACTCTGAAGATGACCACGTACAACACTCTCTCGTTCGAAGACTGCTGCGTAACCATCGCCAATTCTGCATTCAACAGTGCGGTGACACCGGGGTACAACAATCCCTTCATTCTGTCTCTGGTATTCCACACGTCCGACAACGCTATACTGACTCAGTGTGCCGACACGATGAAGAACACCCTCCGTAAAAACATGCTGAACTCCGAATACTCTTACCAACGCAAGAACTTAGGAGTTGAGCCTATTTGTAATTTGATGGGCAAGCTCGTCATCGTGAGCGGAGAAAACATCAAGGGCAACGGAATGGACGAGCTGGTGAATATGTCCTGGGTCTCTTCGCAGTTGAGGCGTATGACGTACACTCAGGCGTCACAGACGTTTGATAGCGATGAGCTTATCGAATTCAACAAGCGTAATATTACGCTTGTGGTTCCCGACATGAAGACAAGTGCGATTACCAATGGAAATGCGGAAATATGCTTTTCGTACGGATGTCAGTGGGTCGCTATGTGCTGGGGCAGCCTGGACAACGCTATGGAACTCTATACTGGAACGTTCTCGGACAGCTCGTTTGGAATCAAGCCCGACCCGCTGCGTTACAAGCCCACAACGTACCCCGACCCGAAGCCCCAGAGTGCTGACGTCTCATTCCAGCCGAAGCAGATCAAGTCGCCAATGTACGACTACACAATAAAGTCTAACTAAGGAAACAAATACACATGGAAGGTGGACGCTCTGCATGGTTAAAAGCCGTTATGGCTGCAAAGAAGCCGGGTATGTCCCTGGGCGATGCGATGAAGGCAGCAAAGAAGACTTACAAGAAGGGCGGGACGCTGATGGGACAGATGGGACCGATGGGCGGTCGTCGTCGTGGAACCCGCAGGGGCAAGGGCAAGATGATGGGAGGAACCGCGTACGGATTCACTGGCGGCCCGTACACTGGCTCTGACCTCCCCGATGGAATGTCGCGTTTCCCTGCGATGTCGGATGCCACGTGGCAGGGCCCGTCGGAGCTCAAGGGCGGACGCCGCCGCCGTTCTCGCCGTGGAGGTGCGTTTGCTCCTTCCACGGACGGCAAGCCTGCCGAGCTGCCGTACGCCGAGCCGTCCGTCGCCCCCGACACGGCCGTGGGTGTCAACGGAACGTTCGATAAGAGCGGGTCTGAGCCTGTCGGATTTGGCGGACGCCGCCGCCGGCACACGAAGAAGGGAGGCCGTCACCGCCGGGGACACCGCGGAGGAAATCAGACCGTGGGATCGGCGATGGTGTACGGTGCTGCCTCAAGCGAGGCCGCGGCCGCTGCTCGCCAGGCCGCTGCTGACCGCAACGGATATGTGTGAACTCCTCAGAGTTTCTTGAACATATCGTAAACATCATTCTCAATTCTGAACCTATCGAATTTTCTGGATAGACCCGTATAACATGCCAAGAATCCCCACTCGTGCGAAAAGGTGGGAACATACACTGTATCAAACACCGGTTCGGTATGAAACAGTTGCTTCATGAGATGCTTACACTCTTTGATAAACACCCAGTTCGGGTGATTCTCAGACAGTGATACTGGACCCACATGGGCGGAAATGATACCATTAGG